AGGCGGATGACCAGCATATTAAAAGTCTCCGAGATTCAAGACCCGACAAACAGCAACACCGCGCTGACGATTGATAGCAGTGGCAGACCTCTCATTGCAAATGGAAAAGTGCCTTGCTTTCATGTCTATCGGTCAACAAACCAAACAATAACCACTGCTACCGTAACAGATGTAGTTTATAATGCTAATCATTTTTTACATGATTGGACGCTTAACACTAGCACTGGTGTTTTAACTGCTGGCTCTAACGCTGGTGGAATTTATATGTTGCATACTGGCGGCAGGATTAACACCGCATCAGATGGTGAAGCTCATATAAAACTATTGTTAAATAGCACATCTATTCAAGCCGCTTATCAAAATAATGAATATTATGACTTTATGACTATATCCATGCTTTATGAAATAACGGCTGGAGACACCCTTAAAACACAGATTTATCACAACACTGGTACAGACCGAACAGTAGGAAATATTGACAACGGCTATCACCTTCACTTCTTTGGCCATAGAATTTCAGCATAGGTTAAAAACATGGCAACAGTATCAGACGCAATATCAGCATTAAATTCAGACCTTCAGTGGGTTCTACGCGGTGAGCCAACCGATGCCTATGAGTTCAACACCATGTTTGCTGTCATCATTGGCGAAGATGAGAACGGCACGGCAATCGAGTCTAAAAAAGATAACCACTGGCAGGGCATTACATGGAACGCGGTCGAAGATAAACTAGCCGAGCTTAACGCGGCAGAGCCTTTGAAGCGTCTGCGCGAAGAGCGTAACCGCCGTATCGCAGAGACAGATTGGTGGGCATCGTCCGACCTTACTATGTCCGCAGAACGTACCGCCTATCGTCAGGCACTGCGCGACATCACCGACAGCTACACATCCCTTGACGATGTAGTGTGGCCTGATAAGCCGGAGTAAGCTATGAGTAACGCTAGAATACTTGCTGACTTGATGGGAACAAGCACTACCGTTCCTTCTTCAAAGCTGTCTCTTGCGGCGGCTGATTTGCCTAGTGGTTCTGTGTTGCAAATTCAGACTGGCGAACTAACAACTCAATATCAAAATACATCAAGCTATGCCGATGTTGGTCTTAGTGTTACGATTACGCCCTCATCAAGTTCAAGTAAAATTTATATATTTATGAATACGACCGCTTATCTTCCAACAAGTTCTGGATTTGGGATGCAGTTATTTAGGGACTCTACAGAAATATATGACCCTAGTGCCGAAAACGCAACAGGACCGATAGCGTTTTACAATGGAACTACTGGCAGTATATACGGCTCTGCCGTGTTGCAGTATTTGGATAGCCCAGCAACTACTAGTGCAATAACATATAAAATAAAAGCTAGAAACTACGATACAGATGTTTCTTATTTTACAAGAACTTTAGGAACTCAAGTATCAAAAGCCCATATTACTGCTATGGAGATTGCGGGCTAATGTTCGGTGAGTTTGCATTATCTGAAAGAGCAATCTCGGCGCATGGCGTTCTAGCCTTTGGGTCTGCAACCGCTGATGCAAATTTCACTGTATCTGATGCTGGTAATATTGTCGGAAAAGGTTCTATGGAACTTTCTGCAATAGCCACAAAGACATCTATAGGCGTAGGCGTTTTAACTGGTGAAGTGGAATCCACAACAAACTTTGAGCTAAGTTCAGACCTTACAAGGTTCGCAACTGGCGTTTCCGCAGATGTAATTAGTTTTGACCAGTCATCCAACGCACAGGCCATAGCTGTCGGCGCGGCAGAGCAAAGTTCTAGCTTTACACAAGAATCTGATGGAGTTGCCGTTCGCTCTGCGTCTTCAGAAAATGTGTACAGCTTTACAAAATCTAACAACGCAAACAGTGTTTTTGTGGGAAGGTCTGAAAGCGATTCTGCATTTACAAAAGAAGCATCTGGCGGTGTTGTTACAACTGGCGTTATAGATAACAGCTTTACATTTGATTTTGATGAAACTGCCGGGATATTAATTTACAGAAACGACTTTAATGTTGAGTATGCGTTTATCCAAACAGCGGAAGGCGCCCTGTTGTGGGAGAAGATAAATGCCAACACGCCAGCAGAAACATGGACACAAATAAGTGTTTCTGGCGGCACATGGACACCCGTAAATGCAAGTGGTACAATAGAAACATGGGTTCAAAAGGTGGTCTAAATGCCAAGTCTATATACAAACAATACAGGTATTGAAAAGCCCGGTACTGGCGACCAGTCAGGCACTTGGGGTGTCACAGCAAATACAAACTTTGATATTATTGACCGCGCCTTGCACGGGCAAATAAGCATACCTATATTCGGTAGCCAAGACTTGGTCACAAATGATGGCTCAGTTTCTGATGGCGCTTATGCCGTTCTTGTTTTGACAGGTACGCCCGGTGCTACATTTGAGCTTCGAGTTACTCCGACAGACCAAGAAAAAAACTTTACTATTGTAAATGATACAGACGCGGCTTGCCGAGTTATATACAAGGGCGTTACATACTCCACAAGCAACGGCGTTGAAATCGCCTCTGGCGCGGCTCAGGCCGTAACTGGGGATGGTGGTGGAGCAAGTGGTGTGTTCCGTTCACTAACACCAAACACTGACTTGGTTAACGATGTAAGCCCGCAATTGGGCGGCAACCTAGATGTAAACGGGTACACTATTGTGTCTGTTTCAAACGGAGACATAAACCTAACGCCAAATGGGACAGGGGAAGTCAGATTAAACTCAGACGCTCTTGTTACTGGTGAACTGAGAGCGGACGACATTACCTTAACAGGGACATCAATTTCTGCCGCAACATTAAATTCAAACCTGTCGATTGATGGCAACGGCACGGGGAAGGTTCTTATTAGCAACCTTTCATACCCAGACACAGATGGCACAGCCAACCAAGTTTTGGTTACTGATGGCTCCGGTACTTTGTCTTTTGCTAACGCCTCTTCTAGCTTGGGAGGCACACTGGCTCTGGGTGACTGGACAATAACAGTTGTTAGCAATGAGCTAGTTTTCAGCTACCAAAACACCGCTGTTGCTAAAATAGGTACTACAGGACAAATTACTTCTGCGGATGACTTAACAGCCTTTGGGACTATTTAATTATGGCGGCGTTACCTAGCTCCGGTGCTATTAGTATGAGCGATATGCAGACATCCTTTAGTGGTGCGCCAGCAAGCCTTAGTTCGTTCTACAAAAACGGTTCATATGTAGAAGATAATGCAATTAATACCGCCATCCCAACGAGCGGGGAAATTAGTTTTTCTGATATGTATGGCGCAGTGGACACAACTTCACGCAATCTTTACATACGAAATGAATATTATGGTGGCGGCACTTATTATCGTCATGGCGTTTTTACCTTAACCACTTCCTCTGGCTCCGCTACTAGCGATAACAGCCAAAGAATATATTCTCCAGTTTTCCGCGCTGGCACAGGCTTTGTTACGTCTATTAGCATACAAATGAGCTGGAATGAAGATATTGGTTCCTTCTCTAACATATTTTCCCTGTATGGGGGGACAAGCGAAACCTCATTGCCTGACACAGTTTTTCAATGGAATGGTATCGCAAACGGTAGCAGTGGTGGACTTCGCCAATACACAATTGGTTTCAACGCAGACGGTTCTATACCGTCAGGTTCTGCTGGGTTAAACAACACTTACAATTTATATGCATATACAAATGTGTCTTTAGTTACCGACAGCAGAAACTCAAACCACCGTTGGTATCGGTTCTCTGCGTGGGGTCCGACTGGTTCTCCGGGCAAAACAAACACTGGCACCTACATGATTGGCACCACGACATACACACAGCCTATTGTCTAAAGGGGATAGGTCATATGCCATTAACCAAATTACAGTTCAAGCCCGGCATAAACAAAGATGTCACCTCTTACTCAAACGAAGGTGGATGGGTAGACGGTGACAAGGTGCGTTTCCGCCTTGGATATCCTGAGAAGATTGGAGGGTGGTTAAAGTATTCATCCAATCAATTTCTTGGCGTTTGCCGTGCGCTACACAATTGGATAACTTTGAACGGCTCAAATTATCTTGGTGTTGGCACCCATTTAAAGTATTACATTGAAGAGGGCGGCGCTTTTAACGATATCACGCCACTTAGGTCAACATCTGTTGCAAACGCAATTTCCTTTAGTGCCAATGAATTGTTTTCTTGTTCCGCTGTATCCGGCAATTTTACAGCAGGAGAAACAATCACTGGTGGTACGAGTGGCGCTACAGGCACGGTCAATAACTTTATTGCCCCTTCTGGTGTGCTTGTTGCTGTGGGCGGTAGAACTGGAACTTTTGTTACAGGCGAAACAATAACTGGCGGCTCAAGTGGTCAAACAGCCACAATATCTTCTTTTGCTTTCTCCAGCACAGTTACTGTTACACACGCCAATCACGGGGCGATTGTAAGTGATTTTGTAACTTTTAACAGTGCTGAAAGCCTCGGCGGTAACATAACTGCCGCTGTTTTAAATGACGAACATCAAGTTGTAGATGTTATAAGCTCAAGTCAATACGAAATAGTTGTATCGGCAACAGCCAGCGCATCAGATGTCTTGGATGGCTCAACTGACGGTGTTTTGACCCTTACTGGGACAACAAATGCAGGCGTCACTTTTGAGAGACTGACATCAAGTAACACTTCTCAAAATCCAGCGGCGGCCGTAAATCCTTTTGAAAATAACAACCCGATTTCCACGGTTAGCGTTAATTCAGGGACCTCTACTGGCTCCGCCACATTCACAGGAGTCACTGGAAGCTCTAGCGGCGGCGGCACTGGGGCAGAGTTTACAATTACCGCAAATGGTTCTGGCGGGTACACAATAGATTCCTTGACAAACCCCGGAACCGGGTATGACACAAGTGAAACAATAACCGTTCTTGGGACATCTTTGGGTGGCACAAGCCCCGCCAACGACCTTGTGATAGACATTGACAGCGTTGTAAAAGGCACAGTTTCCAAAACATACAGTTCTGGCGGTAAAACAGTTACAGTTCTTTTAGAGGCAACTACAGATGCATCAACCACAACTGTTGTTTCATCTGGGCCTCCTGTTTTATATAGATATACGTTTGATTACAGCTACACCGTTAAGGAAATAACCGTTGCTGGTAGCGGTTGGTCTGTAGGTGATTCACTTAACTTTTCTTTCCCCATTTCAACTTACGGTGGCTTTACAGCAACCCCACTTGTTTCTTCCCCTCAGATTTTAGGGTTTGATGTTGCAGACCTAGTAAATAACTCTGTTGGGGAATACCAGATTAATGTTGGCCTTAACTCACAAGTCGGAGGCACAGGTTGGGGAGCTGGCACATGGGGTCGTGGTGGATGGGGTTCTGGCTCTTCTATAACTACAACCACAAACATAAGACTGTGGAGCCATGACAACTTTGGTGAAAACCTTTTAATAAACCCGAGAGACGCAAATATTTATTACTGGACAAAAAGCAGTGGGTTGGCGGCAAGAGCGGTAGAGCTTTCAACTTTAGCTGGCTCAACTTCAGTGCCTCAGATAGCAAAGCAAGTTATTGTTTCAGACCAAGATAGACACGTTATCGCTTTTGGTTGCGATGCTTTGGGGTCAAGCTCGTCTGACACTCAGGGTAACGGCATTCAAGACCCATTGCTGGTGAGGTTTTCTTCCCAAGAAAGTCCAAATGACTGGTGGCCTACAGATGTTAACACGGCTGGCGATTTGATTCTTGGCTCAGGCTCTCAGTTCGTTCAGGCAGTGGAAACCAAGCGTGAAATTCTGGTTTGGACAGACACATCACTTCATTCTATGAGATTTATTGGGCCGCCATTTACATTTGGCCTGCAACAGCTTGCTTCTAACATAACTATCATTGGTCCAAATGCCGCC